TCCCCTTGTCGAAAAGCGAGCCTCCCCGCCTGCCGTTTGTTTCTTTGTCTCAGGAGGACAGCGAAGGAAAAAAATGCCTACTCGATATTTAAAATCGGGGGTTCGTGACAGCGAATCCATCGACAAACTCTCCCCTTTAGCCGAAACACTCTTTTATCGTTTGCTGGTCACAGTAGATGATTTTGGTCGTTTTGACGCAAGACCAGCCATGATTAAAGCTAACTGTTTTCCAATAAAGGAATCAGTCACCTTAAACAAGTGTAAGGATTTGGTAAGCGAACTCAAAGAAGTCGGTTTGATTCATGTTTATGAGTCAGATGGCAAGCAATACCTGCAAATGTGCAAGTGGGACAACAAACCTAGAGCGCAGGAAAGCAAGTTCCCTACACCTGAATACAATGATATACAACTGCATACAAGTGTATGCAAGTCGCATACAGATGTACCTTTAACCGTAACCGTAACCGAAACTAAAACAGAAACTAAAACCGATATTACGCCTGAAGGCGTTTCACAATCTGTTTGGCAAGATTTCAAGAATTTACGGAAAGCCAAGAAAGCACCTATCACGCAACGAGTCATTGATGGAATGCAAGAACAGGCTGAAATTGCAGGCTGGACACTTGAGCAGGCCATGTCCGAGTGTTGTGTTCGTGGTTGGCAGGCTTTCAAAGCTGAATGGGTTGCTGAAAAGCCCAAGCTGGTCAACAAGTTTGACATTGCTCATGTCACAGTACCATCAAGCTCAGAACGTGATCCTGCCCTTGCTAAACTTGATGAAGACATGAAGAATGCCAAGCCAAATCCTGAGATTCTCGCCAAAATCAAAGAAGCATTGAAAGGAAAGGTGGCATGAATGAGTTGGCTCTTTTCGCAGGCGCTGGTGGAGGAATACTTGGGGGAAAACTTCTCGGATGGCGAACAGTCTGCGCCGTTGAATGGGAAGCCTATCCAGCAAGCGTACTTGCCGCTAGACAAAATGATGGACTTCTTGAAAATTTCCCGATTTGGGATGACGTTCAAACCTTTGACGGAAAACCTTGGCGAGGAATTGTTGACGTTGTATCTGGAGGGTTTCCATGCCAAGACATCAGCGCAGCTGGAAAAGGCGCAGGAATTGATGGAGAACGAAGCGGAATGTGGGGAGAAATGGCGCGGATCATTTGTGAAGTTCGACCTAAGTTCGTCTTTGTGGAAAACTCACCAATGCTCACTTCTAGGGGACTTGGAAGAGTTCTTGCAGACTTGGCCTCAATGGGGTTTGATGCGAAATGGGGAGTGTTGGGAGCAGCTGACATTGGAGCAAACCATCAGAGGGACAGGATTTGGATCGTTGGAAAAAACTTGGCCAACGCCCGATGCGAATTGTGGAATGAGGGGAACACAGCCAAATTGGACACCAAAGAGGAAATCAGGACACCAAGCTCAATATTCGATAAATCAAGCAGTACGGGATTCGGAACAAGGCATTGGTGGCAAACTGAACCCAATGTGGGTCGAGTGGCTAATGGGTTGGCCTCTGGGGTGGACAGACTTAAAGCCATTGGAAATGGACAAGTCCCACTTTGTGCGGCAACCGCATGGAGAATCCTAAATGACTAGAGAAGAGGCAAACCAAATCCTTGACAAACACAAAGAAACACGCAAACTTAGCTACGCTGACACAACCCGAGCGCTCACAGTTACTGGAGACTATGAAGAATATGGAAGCGAAGGAATGGATAACGAGGTACAAACGGAAGTTTCAAGAGACTGGGACGCAGGGCGCTTCTTCATGGTGGTGGCAGACATTGCAAGATATCGAGAAAAAACGAGGGTTGGCAGCGACCAATGATCTGCGTAGGCGAATGAACATCATAAAAAGGCTTAAAAATGAACCCGTTTGAGATAAAAGAAGCAACTTGCATCAGTTTTTCAGGTGGCAGAACATCTGCTTATATGCTTTACAAGGTGCTAGAAGCTCACCAAATGAGCTTGCCAAGTGAGGCTATTGTCTGTTTTGCCAACACAGGCAAGGAAGATGAGGCGACTTTAAGATTTGTTAAAGCCTGTTCTGACAATTGGAATGTTGAAATTCATTGGTTGGAATATAGAAATGCCGACCCAGCATTTGAAAGAGTTACATTTGAAACTGCTAGTCGAAACGGAGAGCCATTTGAAGCACTTATCCGCAAACGCCAATATTTACCAAACCCTGTAACTAGATTTTGCACATCAGAATTAAAAATTAGAACAATCCATAAATATCTTAAATCTCTTGGGTGGAATGACCATAATGAAACAATGGATTGGATTGGCATGAGGGCTGATGAGCAGCGCCGAGCTGCCAAAATTGCTGATAAATCTAGAATTCCTCTTGTAACTGCTGGAGTTACAAAAGAAACTGTTGGCGAGTTTTGGCGCAAACAATCTTTTGATCTTGAATTACCGAACATCAATGGCGTTACTTATCACGGAAATTGTGATCTTTGTTTTCTTAAAGGTGGCTCTCAAGTGTTATCTCTAATTGCTGAAAAGCCAGAACGAGGCATTTGGTGGGCAAAAATGGAGGAAGTAGCACTATCGGTGGCAAGTAAGTCAAGCGGTGCTGTATTCCGCTCCGATCGCCCGTCTTATGCTTCTATGATTAAATTCTCATCGGAACAAACCGATATGTTCGACCCTAACGAAGAGACAATTGCTTGTTTCTGTGGAGATTAATATGGTTTACATAGGTATCGATCCTGGAAGTGTCAACGGCGCATTAGGTGCAATTAACCACAATGGCGAATACATTGACAGCTTTAACATTGAGCATCAAGACAAGCACATTCGTGCATTTGTGTTCAAGAGTCGAATACTAGGAATTGTTGACCCCAAAGAGGGCGCAGAGATATGCATGGAACAGGTGCATTCAATGCCAAACCAAGGGGTTAGCTCTACCTTTTCATTTGGGCGTGCTGTAGGCGTAATTAGTGCGGTTTGTGAGCTTACAAACTACCCTTTTCACTTGGTCACACCTCAAAAGTGGAAAAAGCATTTCGGGTTAACTGCTGACAAAAACGAGGCATTGGACAAGGCTAGAGAGTTATTCCCAAAGGCCAAATTAAAGCTCAAAAAGGACATAAACAGGGCAGAAGCCCTATTAATTGCTGAGTATTGGAGGCAATGCAATGTCTGAGGTTGAAGAAAAAAAGGGTGTAGTTATCAAGTTTGACCCTGTTGAATACGAAGCTCTCCGAGGCATTGGTGACGGAAACATAAGCGAAGGGTTTAGGGTTTGCTTACGTTGGGCAGTGCATTTCCATAGCATAGGTTTAAGGTCTGATGATGATTTGAACTATATTGGGCTTTGCACAGTGGCAGATTAACCCTTGCGAGGGCTTTAGAAGGCCATAGAAGCGATTATTTAGGGCATGGGAATACTAAGGTGGCAGTAGGCAAGAAAAAAGCCCCGAAGGGCTTAATTACTTTTTGAGGATTATTTTTAGAAGTAGTGCAATTGTGGCGTATATCATTCTGTCAAACCTTTTAAAAAAGTCTGCGAGAAAACGATATCGCCTTGGAATTCATCCAGCGCTAGATAACTGTCAAACCCTTGGCTTTCCATGTATTCTTCAACGTCATCAGGATTCATTATTGCCTTTTCATCTATTGAGTTGACAATAACTATTGGGTTTTCATCTTCCCCGATTCTGAATGTGCCATGTGTCATGTGACCAAACCAAACCATTGTGTGCTTCATGCTACAAACTCCGATGTAAATTGTTCAAATGTCATGCTTTTTGCATAAAAATTGTCACCGACACGTTTAAACGCTGAATAAACTGGATAACCCTCTGCATTGTCGTAGTCAGCTTCACCAACTAAAAAAGCACTTTTTTTCTGCGATCTAGGTGGCACAACTTCCAACATTTCCCAATACATTGCTTCTGTAGTTGGTATCCATTCTGTAGGGTTTGCTTCCATTGCATTCCAAAGGGCTTCCCATTCTAGTTTTTCGCTCATAATGTCACCTCTGTATTTTGTAAGTCAAAAAATGTCCATGCTTGGCAATTTGTGCATTTAAAAGCATATTGCCCTCTATTTGGTGGGTATTCTGTCATTTGGATTGTTTGAGGGTCAGGCTTTTGACAGCAACCATGACAACCCCAATTTGCAGCAATTTGTGCTGATTGGTAGCGTGGAAATGCTTTGTTCATACTTAGCCCCTCCATGCCAGTAAAACGCCGATATAGGCAAAGACAGCAACGCAGGCAATAGCCCAAAGAATCTCTGATTTATCCATGTTAAGCCCCTTGATTCTTAGCTATGGCGTTAAAGCTACGCAAATATGCAAGGGCATTGCTTCTATTGTCGCAAAGTATTTTGTCTAATAATTCGCCCGAGCTTTTGTAGAGTTTGACTAAATAGTATCCGCTTTGCGTTCTCTCAAAAACTGTCCAATTTCCGTTTTTTTGCTCAGTGATTTTCATATTGAAGCCTTTCAAATAGTGCGACAGTGCACTGATAAGCCCTTTCGGGCTTACCGCTAAACTGTCAGACCTGAGTCAGATCGTAGGACTCGCTCCATGAGTCCATAAAGGGATTCATTGTATGGTCAACAACAGTTTCATCATCATCTAAGCCAAATGGCATAACTGATGCCCAACCAATAACATCTCCCGCAGCGTTTCTGATTCGCAGCGATGCTATTTCGACTGATTCAATGCTGGCTATGATCGCCTTGTAAGCAGTAGACCTACGCACGTCCCATGATTCGCCATCATATACAGAGACTGTATGACCATGCTTTAAAGCGAATTTAACTAAGTGTTTGTATGCTTTCATCTTGAAACCTTTTAATCAGCAGTCCAACATCGGACAATTTACTAATGCACATACCATGCCAGTTTTACACTTCCAGCAAAATCAAGCTAATCAATGATAGTACTCACTAACAGAGCGCACCAAAAAGGTGATGTTAGTAAACACTCTGCACCAAATCAGGGATGTTAGTACACGCTATTCACCAACATGGTGCAATTCCATAATGTGAAACAATTATTTACATTTCGTATTGTGGAATGTATTTAATGACTGACTGGTCAGTACCAGTCTAGGTGTATGCAATATGGTGCATCAAACCCTCATGCATTATAGTGCATCATCCCTTGGTGCTATGTTAGCTAGCGCTTACTTCATAGGTTAGTTAGTGCTTACTATGGGGGGGAGGGGTAGTGTGCTGTGTGTAAATATTTGTGTACCCTCCTCCACACTGGAAAAGCCAATCGTAGCGTTAACAAGTAAATGCTTACTTCGATTAGTTGACGAACAAGAGTAGACACCCGTGAGTGGGGGTGATCCTTTTAAAGGAGAGCCTCTCGTTTATACTAAGTTAGTGATGACTGTCAGATCGATCACTCCACGCTACAGGCCCTGTTCAAGATTACTCTTTACTGGAGTACCACATGGTTCACTACGTTTATCCTACTTGGTCGGCTCAACCGCATAGAGGGGTGGGTGATGCCCCCGTTTGATGTCACTATACAAGAAAACAATTCTCATGTAAAGTACGCACTAACTTCCCTTCACTGGATAAAAGATGAACGTAGTAGATGCACTCCCTGATAACCTAAAGAAAACCAAGGGTCGACCCAAGGGTTCTGGTAAGTTGACTATGGCAAAGTATGCTGATTCCAAGCCAATAGCTATGTTGCCCAAGACTGAGAATCAAAGGGTCAAAGAACTCAAGGATTTGTTGATAAACAGTGCTGGAGTCAATGTTGTCCAAAAGACTGTTCAGATTGCCCTTGATGATGACCACCCTGCACAGATGGCTGCACTGAAACTGTGCATGGATAGGATGCTTCCCGTTACTCTGTTTGAAAAAGAGAAGAATCAGAGAAGTGCTGTAAACATTACGATCTCAGGCATTGGTGGTGTCACCATTGGTGAAAACACAGTAGAAGCTGAAGATATAGAAAGTAAAGATGTCTGATCTGAACTTTAGCCTCCTCCCTTGGCAACAAGAGGTTTTTGCTGATAAAACAAGGTTTAAAGTTATTGCTGCTGGTCGGCGTTGCGGTAAGTCAAGACTCTCAGCCATTACCCTGTTGATTGAGGGTTTGCAGTGTACTGCTGGTTCTGCTGTGCTTTATGTTGCGCCTACCAATGGTCAGGCTAGACAGATTATTTGGGATGTATTGATGGAGTTGGGCAGGGAGGTTATCCAAGCCAGCCACATCAATAATATGGACATTACCTTGATAAACGGAGCAAAGATCTATGTCCGAGGAGCAGACCGACCAGATACTTTGCGAGGAGTGTCGCTCACCTACGCTGTGCTTGACGAGGTTGCAGACATCAAACCTGAAGCATGGGAACAGGTTATTCGTGCGTCTTTGTCTGATAAGAAAGGCCGAGCTATGTTCATCGGCACTCCCAAGGGTCGCAATTTCTTCTATGACGTATTTAAACTCGGAATGTCAGAAGAAGACTCAGACTGGAAAAGTTGGCATTTCACCACCAAAGACAACCCTTTAATCGACCCTGCTGAAATCGAGAGCGCAAAGAAATCCCTATCAAGCTTCGCTTTTAAGCAAGAGTATATGGCATCTTTTGACAATGCGGGTAGCGATGTCTTTAAAGAAGAGTGGATTAAATACGGGACTGAGCCTGAGTATGGTTCTTACTTCATAGCCTGTGACTTGGCTGGATTTGAGGAAGTAGCTAGACAGGCGGCTAACTCAAAGAAAAGGCTAGATCAGACTGCCATTGCTGTGGTTAAGGTGACTGATGATGGCAAATGGTTTGTAAAAGAGATTGCTTTTGGTAGGTGGGACATCAGGGAGACTGCTGCCACGATTTTGCTAAAGATGCGGGAATACCGACCTTTGAGCGTTGGAATTGAGCGTGGAGCATTAAAAAATGCAGTTTTGCCATATTTGTCAGACTTAATGCGGAAAAATAATGTATATTCGCATATAGTTGACTTAACGCATGGCAACAGGAAAAAGACTGACAGGATTATCTGGAGTCTCCAAGGAAGGTTTGAGCATGGGCGTATTGTGCTGAACTCTGAGGAAGATTGGACAGAATTTAAGGATCAAATCTTAATGTTTCCTGCCCAAGGTGTTCACGATGACTTGCCCGATGCTCTTTCCTACATTGACCAACTGGCTGTGACCTCATACTTTGTTGATGACCAAGAAGATGAGTGGGAGCCTCTTGACATAATAAGTGGCATTTAAAGGGATATAAATGGCAACAGACAAAGAAGTCAAGTTAAAGCAAAACGAGTTTTATCAGCCGACTGAAGCTGACAAAGAACTGACGGCTTTTGTTACTGACCATTGCACTAAGTGGCGTGACTATAGAGACACCAACTTTCTTCCTGACTGGCTTGAGTATGAGCGCATCTTCCGTGGTCAGTGGGCTTCTGAAGACAAGACCCGTGAGTCTGAGCGTAGCCGCATTGTTACCCCTGCCACACAACAAGCCGTAGAGACTCGCCATGCTGAGATCATGGAAGCTATCTTTGGTCAAGGCGACTTCTTTGATATTGAAGACAACATTCAAGATATAGGTGGAAACCCTATAGATGTTGAGCAAATCAAGAATCAGTTGATGGAAGACTTCAAGAAAGACAAGATCAGAAAATCTATCGACCAGATCGAGTTGATGGCTGAAATCTATGGAACAGGCATTGGCGAGATCATCGTCAAGACTGAGAAAGAATATATTCCTTCTACTCAGCCTATCCCTAATCAACAGGGACAAGCTGCTATTGGCGTGATGGAGAGAGACAGGATTGCTGTCAAGATCATGCCTATCAATCCCAAGAACTTCTTGTTTGACCCAAATGGTACTTCCATTGATGACTGTATGGGCGTGGCTATTGAGAAATACGTCTCAATTCACAAGGTTGTAGAGGGAATCGAAAAAGGCATCTATCGCAAGGTAGACATCACGCCCACCTATGAAGATACTGATTTAGAGCCTACCCAAGAGGTAAGCCAGTACCAAGATGAGAAGGTTCTGTTGTTGACATACTATGGGTTAGTACCCCGTGAGTATTTAAACAACATGGCTGAGAACAAAGACATTGTTGAGTTGTTCCCTGAGAACTCTGCTGCTGAAGATTACTCAGATATGGTCGAGGCTATTGTCGTAATTGCCAACGATGGTATGTTGCTCAAGGCTGAAGAAAACCCATACATGATGAAGGATAGGCCTGTGTTGTCGTACCAAGACGATACAGTGCCTAATCGCTTGTTGGGGCGAGGTACAGTGGAAAAAGCCTTCAATATGCAGAAAGCTATTGATGCTCAGACTC